AAATCCTAATATATCGCATCTACGTTTTTGTAAATTAAATAAAGTATTTTCAGTGTAAGTCTCTACAAGGTATCTTACTAAGTAGTGTTTTATTATTTCTCTATCATCAATAATAGCAATAGCAATAGTATTGGGTTTTATTTTTGGATTACCTTTTAAGGATTGATTTTCACTTGTAAATAGGTTCATAATTTTTTTCAAAACTTTCTACAAATAACTTACAAAAATCATCATTATAATTAGCGTGAGCTATAATATGAAATCTATTTTTATCTGATTTATTAAATGCGTAATGCATTTCATCATTATTAAAAAGATATATTTCAAATGGCTTAAACGGAACAGGACCATTATCTAAATGAGTTAATTCACAATTGTCGGGTTGAGTAATACACATATTCAATGCACTAAAAATAGAATCTACTTTTCTAGGATTGTAAGGTACTTTACTAGGCGCATCACAATGTTCTTCTATGAAACCAGATGGTTCTAATAACATATATCTTAATCTTCTATAACCATTTGCGGGAAATTCTTTTTTAAAAAATTCAGTTGTTTTTGGAGCATAATCACAAACATCAGTCCAATTCCATTTTATAGATTCATCAGAATCATTTTCATAACCATATTGTTTACCACTCATTGTTTTCCAAAAATCTCCATTGACAGAATGTAGTGCAGCGGATAACCAACCTTTATGATTCCAACCTCTATGTTTTACAAAAAATTTTTGATTGTAAACAGCCAATACTTCTTCTAAAGATTCTTTAGGTAAAGTAATATTTAATTTAAGATAGTATAGTTTATGATTTTCTATAATATCTCTTGCTATTTTATAGTAATCTTTCATTTGTAAAATCCATTATATAAGACTATTGTATTTTCTTTGTTCTCTTTCCAACTAGAAATTTTGTCTGTTATAAAATATTTATATGGCAATTTCTCGTTGTATATGAATCTATCTGTTGCTTTATAATCTTTTATAAATTTATCTTTGTTTGATAAAAAATAATTACATATATCTGTACTATTTGACCAACGCATTATAGAAGTGTTTATAAAGGTGTTATTAAATAATTTAAATTTAAAATCGAAAGAAGTTTTACTTGATGTTTTTTTCCAAGGCTGAGAATCAATAACTGTAAAGTCTTTAAAATCACTTGCTAAAAAATTTATGTTATCGCTAATTTTAACATCTAAATCAAAATATAAAGAAGGTCCAGTAAATTCTAATAAAGCAATTTTATGCCACACACCTTCTAAATAATTATATTTAACAGGTATATCATAATCAGTTTCGGGTTTATCTGTATAACATTTAAAATCATAATCAATAGTTAAATATTTTTCTAATGACGATTTTAAATCTTCTACAAATTTTCTATTGTACTTAACTCCCCATTTAAGACAATAAACAGTTATTTTGTTCATTGTAATTTTTATATGTTTTCAAATTCTTTTACTAATTGTAAGGGATTTGTTGCTGTTCTTATCTTTGATTTTTTATCAGTATCATTACAATTTTTAAGTTTAGCTGATTCAAACATTTTTAATTTTAGTTTAAATAGAAGTTCATCATCTTTGTCATCATAATTAAATAAAAATTTATCAAATCTATCTAAAAATTTTTCATCACTATTTTCTGATTGATATTTTAAACTATCAGTTACGTTAGTTATATAGTTAGTCAATTGTTGACGATATACTTTTTGTTTATTTTTAGTATTCTTTTCTATCTGTTCCAAATCTACTTCAGTTAATAAGTCTTTAAAATCTGAATTTTGAAAATCTACTGGTACAAAATAATTTACCGTACTATTATTTTCATTATATAAAACTTCAATCGTAGTTTTATTTTTATCGTAAAAACAAACCTCTTTTATTTTATTACTAAAAACAGCCATATCAACTCCTTCATTATATTATTATGTTTTATCTATCGTTAAATTATACACATTTGCAATTTCAACAGCAACATTGGCAGGAAATTCTTGAGCTCTATAATCATCACCAATTTGTACTGTTTGATAATTACCTGTGTTTGTTAATCCTACAATTGAATTTAACATACTTGTTCCTCTTTGATTTCCTGTTCCATTTATATTATATCTTATTCTATAATTATCAGGAGAGTTTACAGTTAAATATCTAAGCCAAGTAGTTAAATTGTTTGAAAAAGTTGTTTTATCATACACCTGTATATTACCTGTTGGAGTTATAAAAACAGGTACTACGGTATAATCAGGATCACTTCCTGTGTTTCTTTTATGTAAATAATAATTGTTAATTGTAATTGGTTGATCTTGTGCTTCTGGTATACCACCAGCAGTAAATAAAGTTAAATCAGCTCTAGTATCTGTAAATACTGCAGTTGCTGGAGGATCTACTAATACTATTTGACCTCTCATACCCCCGTGTAATTCACAATTATAATAATATGTTCCTGGCGCATAACCTGTAGTAACCCAAGTAATAGTTCCTACAGCAGAACCATTATTTGTTGTTCCTGTTGTTAAACCATTTGCAGGTGTGGTGGATGCTTCAGCTTTTATCCAAAAAGGGTGACCTGATGCGTTTAGAACAAATACTAATGTATCTCCTACAGTAGCGTTTACAGTAGGATTTGATCCTGATATATCTCCTGAAAAAGTATATGCACCACTACCAGCATTCGTTACGCTATAATTTCTTGTTATACCAACAACTGGCTGAATAACAGCAGTATGATTAGCTAAAACAGTTGAAGTGGAAATTGAATACGTATTTCCTGTTAATGTAGATGCAGTTGAAGCAGAAGTTATTAAATCTATTGCAGGGTGAAAAAAAGTATCTTTCATATCTTGTAAACTCATTGCTTGTATATTACCACCAGCTGTTAAATAAGCAGGCCAATCTGTAAGTGTACTTGTAGGTAAAGACAGTGACGATACTGTTTGTAAAATTTTTTGATATGATACTGTTACTAACTGAGGTTCTTGTGTTGTAGCTTCAGTTGGAAATGCCGTATTTGTTTGTGATGTTGCTCCAGCGCTCCAACGAGTGTCGTTTATGGCTGTTAAATTTGAACCACTATTAGCTGTAACTGAAAGAGTAACTGTAGGATTTATAGACCATCTATAAGCAATATAATTTATAATTTGATTAATTTCACCACTAGATAAATTAGTTAAATCTCCTGTAAATGTGTTATAATATAAAGGTGTTCTAATAGCCATTGTATATACCTAGGTTATACTCCAGGTGTTACTAAAGTTTTTAAAACTGTTGTTCCGTCTGAAGCTATAATATTCAAAGTAACTGGAGTACTAAATTTATTAATTGTTACTGCTGAATTTTGAATTTTAGGATTAGTAACTGAGTCTGAAGCCAAATCATCAGCCACTATTGTTGTATCCGTAATATTTTTATTTGTAATTCGTTGTGTCATAATATTATTTATGTTAATATTAATTCTCTTATTTGAATGGCATTTCCAGTATCAGGAGCAGAAGTAAATATACAGTTATTACCTACAACGCTATAATCTGTTGTTGGTCTTTGAATTATTCCATTTTCTGATACTATTATTGTGGCTGTAGATTGACCTACAGTTACACCAAAAGATGTTTGAGCACCGTCTCCTGTATAAGATCTAACGTTAAAGGTAACTGAAGCTAATGCACCAATATCAGCTCTAACTTCATTACCTGTTCTGTATTTTAAAGTGTTTCCATCAGCAACTAAAAATTTATCAGTATCAGTAGTTGCAAAAGTTAATCCTGTTAATATGTCAGATAAATCTGCTGAAATAGTTATAGTATCTGTAGATACGACTGCAGTAATTCCAGTAGAGCCCGTTACGTTAACAACATCATTTGAACTTACTGTTGTTTGATTAAAAGCACTATCTCTAAAAATAAAATCTCTTGGAGCAGCATAAGTTTCGTTAATAGCAGCAACAATACTTGTTTTATTTGAAGTAGATAGACCAGATAAATCTCCTACGTCTGTACCCAAAGAGTTAAACGTTGTTCTAAACGTATTAACTGTATCTGTTGTTGCAACTGTTCTAATAGGCATTATTTTTTAATAACCTCTTTTAATAAATTTTTAATTTCAAACAATTCTTGTTTTAAAATATTTATCTCTTTTATAGTACTTCTTATTTGATCGCTTTGTTGTTCTCTCATCTTCATTCTTTTCATATAAATTGTGTATTCGTTTTTAGATGTATTAACAATAGCATTTGTTCTAACATCTCTTTCTAAATTTTCAAAACCTTCCACTTTTAATTTCATATTACAACGCTAATGCTATACCCCTTAAATCTCTAATAATAGGAGGATAAGAAGAATTAGTTCCTTTTAATACTATTTTAATTTGAAACGCTGTAAATTCACCTAATCCATTGATACTATATTTGTATTCTTTAAATGAACTATCATTTTCAGCAGGAGATACAGTATCATCTTCACTACCGTCAATATTAAAAGCATTCCAAGTTAAATCGTTAATATTTCTAACTTCATCAGCACCAGTTACTCTATAAAATACTTTTACTGAAGATGAAGTTCTTACATTTTGAGTTAGTCTTACATCTAATGCAGTTGACGCATTTTCTAACAATATAGGTCTAGTTACATATACTGCAGCTGATGATGTTCCTGATGAGTTAAAATCAGAAACAAAATTTGGCGTATTTGAAACTGTTGGATTATTTAATCTATTTTGTACCGCAACCATACTCATTCTTGAGGTATCTAAAACAGGAGAAATTTTTGTATTTTCAGTAGTTAAAGTTAAAATATTAAATAATGATTTGCTACCTGACATTTCATTAGTTTCATTAATTGAACTTGCAATTAATCTAGGAGAAGTAAAATTAATGTTATCTGAAGGAGTTACATTGATTGCTTGACTTGATGATTCTAATAAGAATGATGTTTCTGTGCCGTGTATTGAACTTCCACTTGTTGTTCTTAAAGAGTATCCTATTCTAGTTCCTGGAACTGTCATAGTTGAAATATTTAAACAAGCAACATCAAATAATCTATTTTGTGTTGTTACAACAGAACTTCCTCCAACGTCACCAGTAGATGTTGCAGTACCAGCAGTAGTAATACTAAATGTATCTAAAGTTACATTTGAAATAGAAGTGTAAGTTCCATTTATTAGTGTATGAGCTATACCGTTATATGTTCCAGCAGGTACACCTGAAATTGTAACATTATTAGTTAAACTATGCATTCCGTGATTTCTACAAGTAACTGTAATAACACCAGAACCAGACGTTGTTCTTAAAGGGTTAAGATTTAATGTTCTTGTAGGTACAGTATCATTTACTAAAGTAACGCTACCACTTACGTTTTCAAATTCTGCTCTATTAATTTTAAATTTTATATCTTCCATTTGTTCAGCTGTCCAAGTTGAACCATTTTGAGATTTAAATAATACTCCAGCATAAGGATTTTCAGATATTGTTCTATTTGAACCAATTTGAGTATCTCCTAATCTTGCAACAAAAGCATTATAATTATTACAATCAGATAATACTACAAAACAATATTCTGTTTTTTCTTGTAAATACACAGGAGATGGGAAAGTAAATTTAGTTGCAACACTTGCATCTTCACTAGTATTAACTGAAGATGGATTTAATGTTATTTCACCAAATGGTATTACAGTCCTAGAAGGATAACCGTTTACTACTTCTCTAATTTGTACTGTAATAGGAATATTTGTATCTTTAGATTGCAAATATAAATCTATTGAAGTAATGAATACTCCACCAGTATTATCTATTAAAAATGTTTGTGCAAGAGGATCATTCCAACCTATAATATCAGAAGTTTCTCTTGTTGATGTTCTTGTAATATTTCTAGTATCATTAACGTCAATTCTTACTAAACGTGGCTCTCTTGTTGATACAATTGTATTCTGTACAGTTTCTAAAGAACCTTTAGCTATATAATCTGCTTCAGCAGAAGTTTCAACATCTGTTGTTGAATTTGTAATTGAACTAGTTAATCTGAATACTCTTTGACCAGTTCTCCATCTTGGATTATTATTATTAGTAGAATCAGGAATACTAAAAGTACCTGATACAGAACCATTTACGTTTGTTATTAAAGGTCCTCCAAGAGCTCCTCCTGTAGGAGTTATGTAAGATGCAATACTTATGTTATCAAAATATGGATAAACTCTTGTATTTGGTTTCATTCTTGTAGCTGTAAAATTTATTACTCTACTTCTTATAAAAGGTATAAATGCTATATTTAATACTCTATCACCCAAAGCAGTTCTTACAACTTGAGGTACTAAAGATGTTCTAATACCTGTTCTTGTTTGAGAAACTTGTTGTGATGTTTCAATTGTTCTATCTCTTACAAGAGCTCTTCCAGCCCATCTTGTACTTTCGCTACTAATTCTATCTGCTGAAGATCCTTGCCAAAAATCTTGCCACTCATTCCATACAGTATCAATTTCTACGCTATCTAAATTAGGATTACCTAGTGCTTCAACCATTGTATCAAAAGCACCTCTTTCATTAACTAATAAATCAGGAACTCTATTTGTTTCTTTCCATTCATCGCCTGGAGGATCAAGTGCAACTGAACCTGCCCAAGTAAATATATTAAAGGGATTAACATTTAGATATTTACTAGCATAAGGTTGTTCTATTAAATTTACTTCTGTGTAAGGTAAAGTAATTAAATCTCCAGTTTTTTGATAATTAGAAGCTAGTCTATCAGCTGTTAAAATTGTAGTGTTTCCTGAACTTGTTGCTTCAATCAATTTTACAGATTCAGAATTAAACATTGGTCTAAGGAATCCACCAGCCATATCCATAGAAACTTTATAATCAAAATTACCTACATCGCCAATACCGTGACCCGTAAAATTATCTACAATAAATCCGTTTTTAAATCTGTCAAAACCTTCTGCATCTTGTATTTGTAAAGATTGTGCTTGTGTTTCTAGTAAAGATAATTGAGTATAATATTCTACATTTGATATTCTTTTTTCTAAACGACCAATATCTCTCATTGTATATCTTCGATTATCAATTTTTTCAATATCTATATCTGAAGTTTTTAATGATAATGTATAACTATTTAAAGCTAATGTAAATAAATGCATAGCATTATCTAAATTTTTAGGAAGTTGAGGAGTTAAAGAACTTGCTCCTTTAACAACTTTAAAATTACCATCTTTATCTAAAAATATTTTATCAAATCGTTTTAAATAATATTCTAAATCAGTAGTAATATCAGAATTGAATTGAACAGGATCTACGGCAGATGCTCCCAATCCGTTGTATTGTCTTAATTGACCAGAACCAACAACAATAGATGCATCATCAACTCTAGGTCTAAAATCTAAACAATCACGTAACTGATATGTTAATCCTGAAGTATCTGAAGTATAAGAAGGGATATCCTTATAGTCAATAACACTTGTATAAGAATCAACAGAAAAATAATCTCCAGAACCGTGAGAAAAATAATCAAAGTCTATTAATAATCTACCGGTAGGATTAAGAGAACCTGGTTTTAATTTAAGTCTACCTATATCATAAAAATTATCTCTTTGTCCAGTATCTAAATCAAATCTTGATTTAATATCAGTATCAGAAGATGTAGCATTTGTAGAAAAATTTGCTGACATATAAACTGCATTAATTCTGTATACATCTGCTTTACTTAAACCTATTAAACCAGATTGTATTGTTGTTTGAGTTGAAATAGATAAACTAGAATTTAATACAAGCGTTTTTGTTTTTTCATTAGCAACAGTACGTGATATTGTGGCAACTATTTTTATTTTATGTCCTGCAAAATTTGCACCAAAATCTAATGATAAAGTTTTTCCAGTAGGAGTACCTGTTAAAGTAAATATTGGATCGCCTTCGTGATTATTTCCTGATAAACTAAAAATATCTCCTATATTTCCAGAAGGACCAGCGCCTAGATTTATAATAGAAACAGTGAAATCTCTTTCAGATAATCCTGTAAATGTTTCATTTGTTCCTGCAGTTATTTGAGCATCACCATTTGCAGATAACAATGCTATAAAATTTCTTCTTACGTAAAAATTTGTATCTGTAATATTATTATTAGATGATGTTTTTAAAGTTTTGATAGTTTCGTATGGTAACTTAAATATTGAAATGTTTTTATTAGATCCAATTAATTTTGATCTTCTTCTTACACCAACTGTTTTTGTTGACACATCAGATGCACCTACTGCAGTTGAAAATGTTAAACTAGTATTAGATGTTACAGACTCAACAATTTTAGTTATAATAGTTCCATTGTCAGCTGTAAAATGTATTGTATCTCCTAGTCTTAATTCTGTTAAAAATAATGTTCCATAACCAGTAACTACTGTTCCATTGTTTGCAATTGAAAACGTTCCAAATAGTTGGTAATTATCTCCAAAAGCTGCACTAGTTTCTGTATCAGCAGTATAGTTTATTCCTGCTCCACCTGTCATACCAATTTGTTTTACAGAAGAAAAATCAAAGTTTTGTACACCGTGGAATCCTAAAACATTATTTTGTACTGTTGATGTTACTCCAGATGTTGACCCTGTAATAGTTTCTCCATTAGTAAATATTCCTAAAACGTTAGCTAATACAACAACACCGTGATTTGCAGTTCCTCCAGAACTAAATGATGTAACATTTACAGGACTAGTTCCATTAGATGCATATAATTCAAAAGTATTTGCTGTTGGATTTTTTACTGTATAAACAGCAGCAGTAAGAACTGAAACTGAATTAATTGACCAAGTACCTCCTGAAATCTCAACTTGCATACCTTCTTTAAATGTATGAGCTGTAGAAGTAACAATAGAAGGATTTGCAATAGACATATTGCTAATTACAGCCGATTTGTATGATGAAATAGTTTGAACGTAACCTGTAGCTCCAGATGTACTTCCTGTAATTTTTTCTCCGTTAGTAAATGCGACTGCTTTAGATACGTTAAGATGTGTAAACATTTCTATATCAAAAAGATAATGTTTATAAACGTTACTTGTTAAAGATGATGTTGCAAATAAATTAGAACTTGCAATACCATTATTTAATTCAAAACCTCTAGACTTTGCTCTACCTATTTGAGGTACAGCCACACCAGATGTAGATTTTAATGAACCTCTTACATCAGCTCCTGTAGGACTTAAATATGATAATCTATTATTAGTTGTACTGGTGTCGTATAAATTTACATTTTTAAATGTTTCAGTTTCTCCAGGATTGTATGTAATATCTGGAGCATTATAAACATTAGAAACATTTACATAACTTTCTAAATCAAATCTAGTTTTAAAATTATTAGATGTACTAAAATCTCTTGCCTTATCAACATCTAAAAACGTTGTACCTATTGTTTCAATTTCATAACCTTTAACATAAGCTTTACCAGGACCAATTGCAGCTACTAATTTTGTTTCTACCCCACCATCACCAGATGAGTAAATACCTCTATTAGTTCCTGATAATAAATGTTCTCTTAAATCTATATCAAAATCTTTTACACTGTAGTCTCCTGATTCGTCATACGTTCTTCTTGCAAACGTATCTTCTAAAACAGAATATTCAGTTGTTCTAATTTGATTTTGTAGTATTCCATTTTCTAATCTTAATAATTCTATAAAGTTTGAATCATCAACAGAATTTAAAGCTCTTTTTGATAGTGTTAATGATATTTTAAATCTGTGTGCACCTGGAGCATTAAAATTAGATGTGCCTGCTGCATTATCAACTAGTGTACCATCTTCGTTAGCAGTTATAAATGATTCTACTATATCAACACCAATACGATAACTTGGAGTATTTGTATATTTGTCTAATACTATTGTTTGATCTAAAATTGTAACGTAATATCCATTAATGTAATAAACACCTTTTGCAATTGATGCAGCTGAACCTGTTGCAGTTGTGTTAACTGTTACTGTTTGAGCAGCTGAACTTACTGTACAATTACAAATTTCACCATTCGTAAATACAAAACTAGTATTACTAGTTCCAGTTTTAATATACTTAACGTAAAGAGTATCAGGATCAGTACCAGTACTTGCTACAGCATTAACAACTTCTGCTTGAACTCCTGAAGTTACACCTGTTAAAATTACACCGATATATGAATTTATATTACTTAAAGATTTAGCACTTAATTTAATAGCATAGTAATTTAAATCGAACGCTACTTGACCAGGTATGACCATTGCGCCTTTTTTAAAGACGTGATCAGAAAATTTTTCAATCTGATTTTGTAATATTGTTTGTGACTGTGTTAATTCTCTCGCTTGTACTGCAAATGATGGTCTAAACAGTACTCTATGAAAATTTTTATTTTCATTAAAATCATCATAGTATGGAGAAAGATTAAAGTCAGTTGGACTTGGCATATCTTCCTTTAAAATTCAATAATTAGTTTAATATTTTCAGTTTGGTCCGCTGCTCTTGTAATTGGTGCTCTGTTTTCAATGTAAATAACATCACCTTTATCAACATCTAATTCTGAAGCAGCATAACCATTAGAAAACGTTATACTATCAGCTGTTTCACTAGCAGAAGCACTTGGAGTAGCTGTTGCTCCAGATGTTGCGCCAGTAATAATGTTTACTCCACTAAATGCAACTAAATTTCCACTAGCATTAATACCACCATCTACAAATCTTGTTTGAACATAATGTAAAATTCTATTAACAGAGTCCCATTCTACAACTCTACCTACAGCACCTGTAGTTCCTTGAGTAATTTTTTCGTCAACTTGAAAAGTTCCTGGTGTAGGTGAAGCAGCAATTCTAATAGCTTTTGTTGTTCTTAATGTAGATGATGTTGCAACATTTCCTAGTGATTCTGGGTCTTTTAATAATACTATTTTTCTAAAATCGTTTTCAGTTGTAAAATCTCCAGTGTTTGCTGATTCTGTTCCTTCTAAATTAATATTCAACATTACAAAAAATCCACCTAATTCTTTTACTGCATTATAACCGTGTCCACCTTTAGGTTCAATAATACAATCTAATTCTGCTCCTGTTAAGAATCCAGAACTTGCAGTATTAATATCAGCGTTTCTTACTGAAGCAAAAGTATAACCAGTACCTGCACTTGTAACTGTTACACCTGTAACAGCTGTTCCTGAAATTACTACTGTACAAAATCCACCTGAACCATCTCCTCTTAAAGGAATACCTGCATAAGTGCCGTTTGTTCCTCCAGTACCACCATTTTTAATTTTAATTATATTTACTCCTCCATCTACTGCTGCACTTTGTACTGTACTGTTTGTTTGAACAGCCATAAAATCTGTAGATAAAAAATTTATTTGTTGAGAGGCACTTAAAGTGTACATAAATTTCCATTTATAACCATCGCCTGTTGAAAGTATAGAAGTTGAAGTTCCTGTAGGTTCAACTGTAGAAGCAACGCCATTATTATTATCTAAACATTTATATACGTTGTATGCGGAATTTAAAACATAAAAAGTTGAGTCAAATAAATTTGAAGCACCACTTGTTGATGTTAAAGTAGTTGTTGTTCCTGTTATTCTATTACCATAATCATTTCTGTACATATCATAAATCGTACCCACAGTCCAATTTCTTCTAGGAATAACATAACTTACGTTTGAAGCCGAAATTTTTTTAGCAGCTAATAAATCATCAAAAGTATAAAGTTCTTCTGTAACACTGTCTGCAGGTACAATAGGAGAACTATCAGAACCCGTATTGTCTGTTCTTAAATCTGCTCTTGTATATGTTCCCCAAGATAAAGGAGCACCAATACCTAGATAATAAGCATTAGGCGCAGCTTCAGAAAAAGATTCTACAAACTGTTCACTATTATGTATTCTAAATTTATTTGTTATAATTGCCGGCATATTTTTTTAAGCTTGTGCTTCTCCCCAACGTAATAATAAGTTTGTATTAACAGCAGTACCAGAAGCTTTGTATATATTTATCGCCAAAACATCGGGACCATTTGGAAATGTTCCTCTACCACCTAATGTAGTAGTTGTTAATTCTTTTAGTTTTGATAGGGATAAACTGTTACTTTCTCCCGAGTTTGCAATAAACGAAAATACTGTTTCACCTGGTAGTGCGTAAGCAGGTTGGAAAAATTGGAACGTAATTGTAGATCCAGCAGTTACTGCAGAAACAGCGTTTTGTGTAAATGTTACTCTATAGTATTGTGTTCCACCATATGTAAGTGTAGCTGATATTGAAGCTACTTTTGTATTTGCAGGGAATTTTGCATCTACAACAGATGTTCCTGCAACTGCTCCGCTAGCGTCTAAAGTTGCTTTTGTGAAATATAAAATACTTGTACCTGATGCAGCGTTACCAGCAAAAGTAAATGCAATTGATGCGCCAGAATTGGTAGAAGGCAATGATCTATTAAAATTAACTTGTGTATAAAATCCAAAATCTGTTATTGAAGTTATAACAGCATTATTATATCCAGCAGTTGTAATTGATGATCCTACAACTATTCCTGTTGTGTTCCAACTTGCTGAAGTAAAATATAGTGTTGAACTACCATTACCTGTGTTATAAGCAATTGTTGCTGAAGCTGTTAAAGCAGCCGTAGTAGTTCCTGTTTGAGTTGTTGTACCCGCTCCAGATTTCCAAGTTACAGAACCTCCTGATGCAATTTGAGCAAAACTAGGTTGTCCTCCTTGAGCAACACCTTGTAATGTTGTCCAAGATACTGAAGCTGGATCAATAGGATAATTTTGTGGATTTAAAACACCTTCTACAATAATTGCACCCGTACTACCTGAATCTGAAGTTATTTCAATACCTTCAAGTAATAGTTGAGCTCTATTTAATAATTCTCTTTCTCCTAGATCACCTATAATTGCGTTTGATACGCTAGGTGCTAATCTAATTAAAAATGCAGTTTGTTTAGTAGTTGTTGCTGATAAGTTTGTTTGAGCATAGTTAAAAATATATCCTCTATCTTCATCAAATTCTCCATCAATTAAATATGCAGAACCCCAATGAGATATTGCCGGACTACAAGTATTTGTTACGTAAATTACTCCTGCATTATCATTGTGTGAAGCAGCGGCTCCAGCAGAGTATGAACGTGTTGCTCCAGCATTAAAATTAGTTAATGTTGTACCTCTTACACAACCCGTTAATGTATTTGCTGTAGCATTTTTACCTGTATATGAAATTAGCTCATTATCAATATATACAACACCTGAAGTTGGTAAACCTGTAACATCTTCCACTGTAATAGTTGTTACTGAACTATTAATAGCTCCATCTAGTCTAGTACTTGGTATTTCATTTAAAACTTCATATCGAACTGGTGCGTTACCTGTTCTCATATAAGCTTCAGTATTTAAATTGTTTCCTTTTAATCTGTGACAGAATACATAATTACCGTTAGGACCTCTTAGCATCCAATCTATAAATCCAGCACCATACCAGCTAAATTGTATACCTATCATTTGCATTTTAGTAGGATCTATTACATATCCACTTGGTCCTGTACCGTCACACTTATCTAAATTCCATTCTGATTGAGGTATAATTAAATCTTGTACTTTACAAATTGAACCACCAGATACATTCGATACACCTCTAAAATCAGGAGTAACAGACATTGAAGTTTGACTTGTAATATTAGTTACCACGTGTGTCATACCTTTTATAACAACTCTATCTCCAGCTTTTAATTGATCATTAAATCTTGTATTTGTACCTGTAATTGCATTTGAGTTTGTGTTAACTGCAATAGTACCGCCTAATTGAAATGTAGATGATCTTCTTCCTACAGAAAATTCTTCTCCATCGTATTGCCAAAATATTCCATTTTGATCATCATAAGGACCTGATCTTACAACAGCCCCTTTCCATTTATATAAATTCATTTTAGCATCAGCACTTAATTCAGCTGTAGAATTAGAAAGAACATTAGTTGCAATAACTGTTAAAGTTCTTTCATCAATAATACTTGATACAACATAGTGTCCGTCATAACCTGGCGTAATAACACCTTCTATTCTAATTTCAGCACCTACTTGGCATCCGTGGTCAGTATCGTCTGTAACGAGCGTAATTAAAGAATTTACTGCTGTTCCTGATGCAGTAACACTTCTTAATTGATAACTAGGAGCAAAAAGAGCACCTGTATTATACATAGCGCCTTTTCCTGATTGATAACGAATATATTTTTTACTTTGACGAATTGCTTGACCTCCATGCTGAGGACCTCCAGTACCTAATTGAACTCCACCATCAAAAGGTCTATGTACAAAAAATGCATCTGGTCTTACGTAAATTGTTCCTTGAATATTTGCAGCACCTACAGAAGAATCATTTAATAACGTTAAAATGGTACCTGATGCTCTTGCAGTGTATCTTATTCTAGTAGAACTTTGAATATCATTAACTATAATAGGACCAGAAGCTAAATTATGATTATTTGAACCAGCATCAGAACTAACAACAGATAATAAAGACATACCAGGGACAAATCCGTGTGGTGATGCAAAATCAACTTGAACTACAGCAATTGAAGCATAAGACGCTGTAGCAGTTGCTGCAGAAGCTAATATAGTAGGAGCACTTAATGCTAATGTTGAATATATAGGAATTTGACTACCTCTAATAGCTGTTCCAGTTGTAGTAAAAGTAGTTACAGCACCTGTACTTACACCACTTACTGTAAGTGCAACATCATTCGTAACATCTAATCCTTCGCATTGAGTTCCTAATACTTTATATCTTTGTCCTATAACATAACCACTACCCCCAGCAGTAACTGCGGAAGTATATAATCCACCATTTCTTGTTATATTAACAGAAGCACCAGTAGAACCATTACTTGTTGCATAAGGAATTCTACTTGAATAGCTTGCAGTACCTGCAACAGCTAATCCAGAAACTATTGTTACTGTAGCAATACCTGAACCAGAAAGTGTTGCCACTCTTAATATTAAATCATTTCCTAAAACTGCAGTTCCCGTTATTGTAACTGACGTTACAGCACCTACGCTTGTAGTAGCTATTCTTATTGTAGCATCATTTGTAGGAGTAGTTCCATCTAAAGAAGCTCCTGAACATAAAAATCTTGTGCCTAAAAAGTAATTACTTCCGCCGTTATTAATTGTTGGAACAGTATATACTCCAGCATTTCTATTAATATTAATATCAAGTCCTGATGCTAATGTAGAAGTATTTGTACCAAAAACTGCAGTATAAGCACCTGAACCATTTGCAGTTCCACCAAAACCAATTGTTGTAATAGCGCCGCCTGTAGAATCATTCGTAACACCTGTAATAATAATACTTAAATCGTGTGTTGGAGAAGTACCTCCTAAACTTGTTCCTGGTATATTAATTGCATCTCCTATAAAATATCCAGTACCTGCATTGTTTATCGTTACAGTATCATACACTCCTGCAGTTTTATTTACGTTAAAAGTTGCACTTGTTCCTGTTGATATAATTTCAGTTAATGTTACAGAATTATATGTTTCATTATTATTTTCAACTCCACCTAAATCTGAACCCAAAATTTTTAAAGTGTCTGCTACAGCATAACCTGAACCCGGTATAGGAATTCCCGCAATACTATAAGAACCACCTGCTCTTGAAATGTTAAATCTAGCATTTACTCCAGTTGATAAAACTTCTGAATATGCTACAGTTGTGTATGTTTGAACATCTCCTTGAAGTGATGTTGTTAAAGCAGAACTTAAAGATAATGTATTTCCTACTATGTTAGTAATTATAGCTTGTGTTCCTGTTCCATTATTAATAGCCATTCCTGGAACTAATCCCGATACAGTTGAAAGTGTAACTGATGATGAACCATTTGCAGCATCTGAAGCAACGTAATTTGTTGAAACTGTTCCTCCTGTTCCTGAATTTGAAGTAACTTGTGTACCTACTGTTATATAAGCAGCAGATGAAGTTGTTGAAGATGAAGTTATAGGAGCGCCACTTGGTGGAACTGCTCCTGTAAAAGTTAAACTTGTAGCACCTAGAGGCGCTGCTAATATTGTTGAAAAAGAACCACTTGAACCATTTGAAAATATTGAATATGTAGGATTACCTACTCCTGCTCCAGTATAAAATCCTGCTTCTCTTAAAAGAGTTGTTGAAGTTACTACTGTTTGTCCACTTGAAGTTCCAACTTTTGCTTTAGCGTAATAAGTAAATGAAGAAGAAGTTGGTATACTATTTACAATAAAACTTCCTTCAGCTCTTGAAAATCCTAAAGTAGACGGAGATAATGCTTTAATTGTAAAAGGTTGTCCTACACTCCATCCGTGCGCTCCTTGAGTAGTAACAGTAATAATTGAAGGTCCAACTCCAGCACTTGTAACAGAGGCATCAGTTGTAACAGACAATACATTTTTTTCTGTACCTGGTATTTCGTAAGTAGAGGGATATCCTCTTTGTGTTGCAATTGCTTGCCATTTAGTAGGTTGTAATCCATATTCAAAGTCAGCGTCAATCATCGCTTGAGGTCTTGCAACTCTCATACGCTCAATTGCATCTGTTCCAAAATCGTAAGGTCTTACAATCATTTCAGCATTTTCTTCAAATATTTGTAAAATATCAGAAGTTGCCATTGCATCAGTATTGTATTTTAAATAAATTGTTGTTGTACCATTATCAACTGTTAATGCATTAGGAAAGTTTACAGAATTTGCAGCTGTGAAAGTAGTTGATGCTCCTTTTAGAGGATCACCAAAACTATAAAGTACTTCATTATCTGTAACATTTGTAATTAATAATAAATCATTTAAATCTACTTTTCCTATTAATTCTATAGAACTAATTACGTTAGGAGATAGAACAGGTAAACTAGATAATCCATTTGTTATAGTATCTGTGATTGTTGTAAATCCAGTAGTAATTTTTGCAGTTGCGCCTGCTTCTGCTGTTGTAGCAGAATTTATATTTTGAGTAGTCATTACAGGACTTTGTAATGTAGGATATATTGTATTTGTTAAAATATAATTATTGATAATATTTCTACAGTAAGTGATATAAGTAGTTTCAGGAACTCTTGTACCAGAAATTATAGGAGTTGCACCTACCCAATATGTTGCAGCTTTTGTTCTAGTCGAAGCGTTACCATTATATCGTAAATCATATATTGCTGCTTCTATAATTGCATCAATATCATTTTGTAATGCAGCACTTGAAAAAACATAACCAATGTATGGAGCGTTACCAGCCAGCTTTTGCTGATTAACATATGCCTCAACTTCATCTTTTATAAATTCTTTATTTGCTACAATTTTTGCATATGCAATAGGATTTCTATTACTAGCTAAAGGTATACCAGGTTGAAAGTAATAATTTTGACGTAATTTTTTTGCCATATTAAGAACCTAATGCCACAGATAAAACATACAATTGATTTTGAATATTACTTGATACACCATCTAAGTATTCAAATTCTGTATTTGAAACATTTCCACTTCCTATAGAAGAAGCATTAATGTTTGTAATTGTATTGTTTGATCCATTAATTGTTTTATTTGTTAAAGTTACTGCATTATTTGCTGTAACTATACCAGTTGCTCCAGTTAATAAATTTAATTCTGTTGATGTTGCTGTAAGAGTTGCTCCTCCATTTATAACAGGAGAAGTTAAAACTTTATTAGTTAGAGTTTGATTACCTGTAAGAGTAACAACACTATTATCAACTGAAACTGTAACTGTATCTGTTGATGATGATATTGTATTAATACCAGTACCAGCTAATATATTTAATGTGTCTCCACTATTTAATAGTTGAGCTGCACCAGAAGTACCTTGTACAAATAGTGAGTATGTAGCTGCCACAGCACCAGGTTGAAATCTAGCATTTGCTGCATCATATATTAAAACATTATTAGCTGATGCACCAGCAACGTTTATTTTTAAATTACTACCGTCACCTAAATTGTTATATAGTTCTGTAAAATTAGAATTGATTATATTACCGCCAGCACGTAGTGTTGTACCTGTACCGTCGTTTGCTACACTTCCAATATTAACTGATTGTTTAGACAATTGTAATTCCTTTTTTATTATTTATACGACTATTTATATACTTATTCATAAACTTTATATACCAGGATTAGGAACAGGAGTGGCGTCATTTGTTACAATAGTATTATCAAAAGTGTTGATATCTTCATCAAAAGTATCTGCTCCATTTGTTAAATCTCTTGTTGATTCAGATGGTATTGTAAAATACGTTTTATTTTTAAATAGAAAATCTCCCATATTTAATGATTCACCATCTATTGCAACATTTTTAGTTCCTATTAGTGTAATTGAACCCAATTGTTGTAAATCTATTTGTGTAGAAAAATTTTGTTCTAATAATAAAGAATCTAGTGATTTTAGATTAATACTAAGAGCTCTACCAAATCTTGTATCATTATTTCTTATATTTGTATTTTCTTTTAAAACAAAGTTAAAATTATTTTTTGATCTTAAAGTTAAATCTCTAGTATTAGGTGTAAAATGTTCAATTGTTGCAGGATTTAAGTCTGCTGGTACTCCTCTATTAGCATTTGTTCTTAAAGAAGTTCCATCTGTCAATGTTCCTAATCTTCTACCAAATATTGTAGCAAATAATGTGTTAACAACACTGTATATAGGTGTATCAATAATGCCTGAAGTTATTCCAGCAACAGGAGATGATATTCTTACGTTTAGATTTGATTCGATATTTAAAGTGCTTATAAAATAAAATCCTGCAGAATGATTTGTTTTTTTAAAACTATCTCTCCAATCATTAATTGTTCTTCCTACTTTTATAATATAAGAAAAATCTTGATATAATAAACTATCTTGTATTTTAATTGTATTTTCTGAAACTTGTCCGTCTTGATTTATATAAGTCCCATTAGTATTTAAAACTGAAACAATATTTGATGTTGCTAATGCTTGATTAAATTCTTTTATTGTTGCAGTTGCTCCTGAAGTTAATCCAGTTATAGTTGCATTTTTTTTAAACGTACCAGATACAGGATTTAAATATAAAACGTTTATTCCACTATTTTGAGATCTTAATGTTCCTGTAATTATAGTAGAATTATCGTTACTTAAAGCAGATACAGTTTCTCCAACTAAAAATGTTCCTGCACGATTTAAATAAAATAGATTAACTGGAAGATTTAAAGTAAGAGCAGGAGAATTTTGATATCCTTTACCAGGTTCTACTATTTTTAATGATAAAATTTTTCCAATATTAGGACTGTATGTTTTTAATACGGCAGAAGCACCTAAAAAACTATTTACAGTTGCTATAGGTAAATTAGAATAATTATAACCTGGATTTATAAGTCTAACATCAGTAATATCTTTATTTCCAGTGCTAGATTCTTGTACAAATTTATTTCCTACATATAAATCACCTTTAACAGTTTCATCTTCTAAAATAATATGATCGTCAATTAAACTTGAACTTTCTTCTTGTGTAAATCCACCATTTACAACTGAAACTTTAGCAACAGCAGCTCCACCATTAGTATTTGCATTATTAAATACTACATCATCACCTATTTCGTAATTTGTTCCTCCATTTTCTACAAATATATCTGTCAATCCTGAACGACCAACATTTTCTACTTGTATTAATGCTCCTTGACCACCACTTATTAAATCAATTACTGTATTTTCTGTATATAAATTTCCTGAATTTGTTATAACGGGAATATTTGGTAATCCTGTAACGTTTACTTTTATAAAATTGAAATCATTATCAAATTGTGTTCCTCTAACCTCTTCTCCTATAATAAAATTGCCTGAAATAGAACTAGTGTTTAAAACAAATTCAGTTACCTCATCACTACCAATTTGAAATTTAAATACGTTTTCAATTATGGCAGTAGTTCCTGAAGTTACACCCAATATTGTTCTACCTATCAATAAACCTGTATCACCCTGTGTTGCTATTCCTCTTAATATTTTACTTGTATTCCATTTACCATCTGAAAGTCTTAAAACTTGTTCTCTAGGGTATGAAGTTTCTGATTCTAAACCAAATAATAATCTAAAAAATATTTGATTACCTACATTTGTACCTTTTAAACGATATAAAGATTTAATATTTTTTATTAATGTTCTTTTATTAATATTATCATCAACTTTGTCAGGTAAAGTAGCAAATAATTCATTTCTAAATTGTTTTAAAAAATTAGAGATTACTTTATCAGGATCTCTAAAGTCTAATAATTCTTGTATATTTGTTACTGGATTAGGACGATAGTTATTTACAATTGCACTTGCGTTAGACGTTAAACCAAGTACGGTTTCACCCATTATAAATTTATTTTGAGCAGAAATATATAATTTAGAGTTGTCTATATCTTCTGATAATATTGTTGATTGTGCTTTTGATGTTTGTCCTTGTATTATTTCACCTCTTGTGAATTTACCAAAAGAAGAACTTTCTAAAATTAATTTATCACCTTCATCTGCAGGCGTTCTATCTGATTCAATACGTGTTCCATCTAATAATATATTTTTTATTACTTGACTTTCTGCTTCTAAAGCAATACCATCAGTAGTTTGAATACCTGTAATATTTAATTCAGCAGATTCCATAAAAGTGTAATACACTTTTAAAAATTCTAAAAATTTAGGGTGTTCTGATAATACAAATTCTGGAACCTGAGAATTTATCAGGTTAGATATTTTGTTTTTAAACTTTGCCATTGTTAATTGTTACTAGGTGTTGTTGTATAACCTATACCTGCATCAGCTGAACCTCCTAAAAAAGTATCTGGTTCAACAATGATTGTAGAATTTGAAATATCAATATTAATAATTTGATCTCTTACTGGAACTATGTCATTAGAACTTGGCTTAATAGTTAATTCAATAGCTGTAGATAGTTCTCCTCTAATATCCTCAACATCTGATACGTTTAATGAATTTAAAGTAATTTGACCTGTTAAATAATTAATCGTACCCTGTGGTGTTGCATTATAAATTTTTACTGAACCTGTCAATCTGTATCTTCTTACATTTCCTAAACCATCATCATCTAAAAAATAAACATTTGTACTATCTCCATATATTTTAAAACCACTTGATTCTAAAATACCACCATTTAAAGCATTATATCCTGCAACTGGATTATATGCTGGGTTTCTAAAGTAAATATCGTATCTAGTTGAAGATTCTAATATGGGTGTAAATGTTTTTCTTATTTTTAATGTAGTAATATTTGATACAATACTCGTATCAGCATCATCTATCAATCTTAATATTTTTGAATATCTAAAAATACTGTCAAATTTTTGTAAAGTACTATTATTATAATTTGTTAATGATGATACTATATCTGTTTTTAAATTTTCAGCTGTTTTAGTAGTTGACTTTTGATCATATTTAACATATGACGTTAATAATATTGTAGTAGTTTCGGGATCAACAATTACAGGTCTAACAGACGCAACATTATATTTTTTTAATTGAGTAACAATACTTGCTTTAGTAGCCGATGTTAATGATGAACCAGACAATGGTTTAATTGCAATTTTAACTGTACCATAAACAGGATTTTCTTCATCTTCTCCACCCCAAGCACTTACAGATTGAGCATTTGGATAAATTGATTTAACAATTGTTTCATAATCAGTTGTAGTTACTGCTCTATTTTGTGCTGCATAATTTAAAGGAGCATTGAAACGAATTGACTCTTTACTTTCGGCAGAAGTTCCACCTTGTGCAACTGAATTTACTGTTATAGTTAAATTACTAAATCCACTTATAGTAGAAGTTGCAGAAAATGTAGCTGCTCCATTGGCTCCTGTAGCATTTGTAACGATATATTCTAAGATGACTATGTTACCATCTATTAAAGATGTACCTATTATTCCATCACCAAAATAAACTTCAAATTTACCATCTTCTGCCTCTTGTAAAAAATATGCTTTTGTTAAATTTGAAACGTTTTGTAATCCATTAGCTAATGAATATGTAAATGTAGTTGTATCAACTGAACTATTTTGTACTTTAACAACAAGTGTTGATGTATCAGCTAAAGAACTTGGTATTACAAATTTTTGATCTGGGTCATTTGTATCTACCACATATCTAAATGAAACAGGAGTACCTTCATATATTGATACGTTTGAAAAATTATAAACTCCATTGATAGGAGTAATTGTTATATCCGAATTTGTTATAAATTGATATCCAATACCATCTACAGTAGATGTAAATGTAGTTCCTTTTGTCATAGTAATTGAATTACCTGTTCCATCATTGACAGCTATATTAATATTTGCAATAGGTGTTCTTACTGAAGTTGGTGTGTAACCTAACATCTTTGCTAATGACACAATATTTTTTCTAATGTCAGCACTATCTAAGTACATTTCATTAGCTAACATATTAGCATTAAAACCTAGGTAGTGTGTATTGTAAGCAAGTGTATCTAAAAGAATTGAAAATCCAGAACCTTCAAAATTATAATCTTGGAATTCTGATTGACTTTGTAAAAATGTTTTTAAATTGGCTTTTATACTGTCAAAATCAAAATCTGATATTTCTAATTTATTACTTGCCATCTTATCTTAATCTTTCTAAAAATGTTTGCACTTCTACCGGTTCTTGTGTTCCTACAACATAAAACATAATTCTTAAATCATAAGAATTTTTATCATAATCAGGTCTTGCTAATATTTGAACTAATCTTATTCTAGGTTCAAAATTAATTAATACTTCTTGTACCTTTCTTTGCAAATTCAATGCAGTTAACGGCGTCATTGGTTCAAATAACATCGCTCTAACATTAGAACCTATCTCTGGATGGAAAGGTCTTTCAAAGTGTGATGTGTTAATTAAGTTACGAACACTTCTTTTAACAGCTTCAACATCAGTCAATTTATTAACATCATTTGTTACTAAATTACGACCGAAATCTAAATCTAAATCTTTATATAATCTAGTAGCTCGTTTACTTTTGTTTAAGGAAACTGTACTTGATGCATCGTAATTTGGCATATTACAATATTTATACGTTACCCAGCAAAGACATTAGCAGAACCTGTAATCATTTCGCCTGAATCTGTTGAGTCACCTATTCTTGCAATAAATTTACCTACAACACTAACTGTAGAAGAGCCCATATTAACAAATCTAACGTGATTGGGACAAGGAGGTGCGGGAGGGGCAGAATGAGAAACTGTTACGTCATCAACTCTTGCAATTAATATTCCGTTGGCTCTTACTGTACCTTGACTTGGTACGTCTAAAGTTGTTGTACTTGAACAAGAATGTCCAGTAGTAAGAGTATCTCCTTGTCTGCAAACTGCTGGCATTATCTACCTTGACCTCTATAAGGTTTTAAACTTCTTTTTTTATGTTTGTTTAATGTTTTTGTACTGAAATGCCCACGACCTATACTTGTTTTTTTAGGTGTACTATCTTTTTTTGAGGAATTTGTATTTCCTTTTACTTTTTTTGCCATAATTTTTTACCTTTTTTCGTTTTTTCGAATCAATATCATCAATCATAAATGATAAATCATCAATTTTATCAAAATCAATCATATATTTACTATTTAGTTTGATTTTTTTAATCATAATAAATAAGTCATTGATTTTATTGACATATTTCTTTAAAAAATACCAATTTAACCCTTGTTTTAATGAAAAATACAGTGTATATTATATGTATATTAACAACAAAAATAAAAAAATGACTAAAGATGATGTTAAATCTCTACTATTAGCTGGTTCTATTGTAACTGGTTCATATATTTTATTTTACGTAGGTGCAAAATATATTGTAAAGTATGCTGAAGCTGCTTGTATAATAGGTTGCCTGTGAAAACATCTGTTGTAAAACACGAATTAGAACATATGGGTTTAAATGCGTGGGGTAAAAAAATATTTTTAGTAAGATATAGTGGTTTTTCTAACGTTATGGCTGAAGATGAAATTACTGATTGGTGTAAAGAAGTGGACGAATTACGCTTGAGCCTCACCCCAACGAAGAATAACGTTACCTAAAATTGGAGATCCTTGAGTTAAATATAAATTTATAAACAAGACATCAGGTCCATTTGGAAATGTTCCTCTACCACCAATTGGTGTATTTGTTAATTCTTTTAAGTTCGCTAAATCTAAAGCGTCTCTACTAGATTGTCCTGCAATAAATGAAAAAATAGTTTCTCCTGGTACTGCATAAGTATTACGGAAAAAAGTAACATTGGCACTACCCGTTAAAGCTGTAATAAGTGGAGCACTAATCACAACACTTGTACCAGCATTTATTGCTGTAATACGAGTATTTCCAGCAAAAGCATTCAATACAGAAGTTGAAATAATATCATCACCTATTGCTAATCCTGTTGTATTTGCTACTGGTATGGTAGTTGCACCAACCGCTGCTCCTGAAGTAGTAGTAGATAATGAAAATGTATTATTAAATGTAACGCTTGCTCCTGTAGCAATTTGTGCAAAACTAGGTTGTCCTCCAAAAGCTGCTGAGTTTAAAGTGTTCCAAGTAATTAAAGCAGGGTTTGTTGGATAATTTTGTGGATTTAAAACTCCTTCAATTACAAGAGCTGAGTTTACATTCGCACTACCTCCTGCTGTAACCTCAATACCTTGAAGTAATAATTGAGCTCTATTTAATAATTCTCTTACTCCTAAATCTCCTGTGATTGCATTAGATACTGTAGGTGCTAATCTAATAGCAAAAGCTGATGTTTTTCTTGTACTAATACTTGTGTTTGTAGATTGATAGTTAAAAATATATCCTCTATCTTCATCAAATCCACCATCAGACATCATAGCAGAACCCCAATGACTAATAATTGGTGTTGCAGTTTGACTTATTAAAATAACTCCAGCATTTATATTATGAGAAGCAGCAGCTTCAGCTGTAAAAGAACGTAAACTACCAGCAGTAAATAATGATAAATTTGTTGCTCTTGTACAACCTGTTAAATTTCCAGGTCCTGTAGATGTACTCTTTCCTGTGTATCTAATAATTTCATTGTCAATATATACTGTTCCAGTAGTAGGAAAATAAGTTGTATCGTTTATTGGTAAAGTTGTTACTGAACTATTAATTGCACTAGATAATTCTGATGCTGCAGCCTCATTTATAACTTCATAACGAACAGGCATGTTTCCTGTTCTCATATAAGCTTCAGTGTTTACGTTTGAATTTTTTATACGATGCACAAAAATATATTTACCTTCAGGCCCCCTTAACATATAATCTATAAATCCTGCACCATACCAAGTCCATTGCATACCTATCATTTGCATTTTATCTGGTTTTAAAAGATATCCACTTGGATTGAAAGGACTATTTGTACCATCGCAACGATCCATATTCCATTTATTTTGAGGTATTATATAATCTATAGTTTTACATATTTTAACACCAACAGCATTAACGGCTCCTCGATAGTCAGGAGTAACTGTCATTGAAGTATCACTAATAATATTTGCAACAACGTGTGTCATACCTCTTATTACTATACGTTGTCCGTTTGCTAATTGTTGAGTAAATCTTGTATTTGTTCCCGTAATTGCATTTGAATCACTGTTAACACTTACTACACCTGATAATTGAAATGTTGATGATCTTCTAACTACAGACATTTGTTGACCATCATACTGCCAAAACATACCATTTTGATCATCAAACGTTCCTGCACGAACTACAGAACCATGCCAAGTTAATACAGACATAGTACAAGGACTTCCAATAACTGCTGTTGTAGCACCTAATGTTTGTGTAGCTGAAAAAGTTAATGTTCTTTCATCAGTTATTGCTGAAACAATATATGTTCCATTATAACCACTTGTAGTAACTCCAGATATTGATATTTGTGCTCCAACTTGACAACCGTGATCTGTGTCATCAGTTGTTAATGTTACTGTACTACCAACAATTGTTCCTGTAGATGTTAATGATCTAATATCATAAACAGGAGCAAAAAGAGCACCTGTATTATAATTAATTGCTTTACCTGATTGATAACGTACATATTTTTTACTTTGACGAATAGCTTGTGCTCCGTGTTGAGGACCGCCAGTACCTAATTGAACTCCACCATCAAAAGGTCTATGAATATAAAAACAATCTGGTCGAGTATAAACTGCTCCTGATATTACTCCTGTAATAGTTCCAGCTGCACGTGCAGTATATGTTATAGAAGTTGTGGAAGGAACTGTTTCTACAAAAAATGGTCCAGAAGCTAAAGTATGATTATTAGATCCATTGTCACTTGATTGTGTTACTGTAAGACTTGTTCCTGGAACTAATCCGTGAGCAGTAGCAAAAGTAACTGTGATTGTAGAAGGTGATGTAACGTTACTATATGTGATTGTAGGAACTCCAATTGTAGCACCAGTATATAAACCACCTCTCCTAACTTGTGTATATGTAGTTGATAAAACTTCATTGAATGTTGTACCAACTTTTGCTTTAGCGTAATATGTAAAACTGTTTCCTGTTGGAACAGAATTAATGAAAAATGTACCTTCTGCTCTACTAAATCCTAAAATTGTATTTGCATATCCTTTAACTAAGACTGGTGTTCCTACTGTAAATCCGTGATTACTAACTGTGTTAATTGTAATTAAACTTGCTCCTACTCCTGAAGTAGGAACTGATGCATCAGTTGTTACTGAAGTTACTGCTAAGTCTGTTCCTGGTAATTCGTATATACTTGGATAACCTCTTAATAAATCTATTGTCTGCCATTTAGTAGGTTGTAATCCATATTCAAAGTCAGCGTCAATCATTGACTTAGGATTTGCTGTACGAGTACGTTCAAATGCATCTGTACCCATTTCCCAAGGTCTTACAATAGTTTCTGGCTTATCTATAAAAACTTGAATTACATCATTATTGTTTTGTGCAGTTGTATCTACTTGTAAAGTTATTGTTGTAATTCCATCTGTGTTATCTAATGTAGTAGAAAAAGGATCAGTATTTGTTCTACTATATGTAACTGTAGTTCCAGTAAATGCAGAGTCCGCAAAATTGTAAAGTATAATATTTCGTGTAACGTTAGTAATTAATAGTAGTGAATTTAGAGATACAATACCAGGAATTTTTACTGTTCCTACTCCTACTGCGCCTTTTGTAAATGAATATTGTTTTACTAATGTTTTAGCCATTGTGATTATTTATGATAGTGCTACACCCATAGCCACAGCAAATGATCTTATATTTGAACCACCTACTATTGCCGTTGATGTTGTTACTGTTGTAGCATTTACGTTACCTGTTAAATTACCTTGTACGTTTCCTGTTACGTTACCTGTTAAATTTCCTAATACGTTTCCTGTTACATTACCTGTAACTGCACCTGAAACTGCTCCTGTAAAACTTGTACCTGAAACTGCTCCACTGAAAACACCTGTTGTTCCTGATACTGAACCTGACGATACAACTGATGTTGCATTCACTGCGCCTTGAACTGTTAAATTATCATTTATAGTTAATAAGGTTGTATCTGTAGAGCGAATTGTATTTCCACTTATTTCTACTGTACCAAAAGTATTTAATGTTCCTGCCGCAGTAATATTAGAACTTAAATTTAAAGATTTGAATTTTTTAGTTGAACTTCCTAAATCACTTACACCTGTTGTTGTAGGTATAATTGTTGAAGCCACTCCTACTACAGATAATTTATTATCAATTGATGAATTTAAATTTGTAGTAGATAATTTACTTGAATCTATTAAAACTAATTCGTCTAGTATTTTACCCGTTTCTCTATTTACTGAACTTCTAAATTGATCAGGAAATGTTTTAGGGCTAATTTTTATAAGACTACGATTATATGCCATATTTCTTTTTTGATTTGAGCACTACTATTTATAAATACTATTGCCAACAACATAGGAGTTTTATGGCTAAAAAAAAGAAAATAGTAACTCCTGAAGATATCATTGAATCTATAAAAGAAAAACAATCTGAAATTGACGACTTATTATACGACTTAGAAGATAAGATAAGTGTTTCGTATGAAGAAGAAGAAATAGACGAAACAGACGAAGAATAATAACAATCTATATTTCAGGTGCCTAGGAAGCTAGGCACCCTTTGACACAACAAAGGGTATAAATGAACCATCTATACGTAGGATTAATCATACTTGCCAGTATCATTGCTGGTTTAGGATATATTTACATCTCTATCTTTTGTCAAACAAAACGCTATTTAAAAAGACTAAAACAATTAAAAAAACTTAAACTGTTAGCGTTAAAAGGTAGGAGAAAACGTGGTTGGTAGAAAACAAAGAAAACCTAATTTAAAAACTTTAAAGAAAAAAGCACCAAAGATACCTGACTTTACTTGTCCTGATATAGACCATATTATTAGTTATGTTGAGGATAAAGATTTATTAAATCGTACTCAACTGGCCTATTTCAAAAGACGTATGGAAAAACTACGTACTTCGAATGAAAAATTAAGAGATAGTGGTATCTATTGGTATGAAGAAATAAAGAAACTATTGTCTAAATAATAGTATGTACACAGACAGACAAAACGAACCTCAGTATAATGCTGGTAATTTTCAGGAATATGATTATGAAAAAGAGTGGATTGATTGTACCTGGAATATAATATATAATCAAATTCATTTAGTAACGGCATTTACTTATCCTTGGATTCCTCTAAAAAGCACTTGACAAAATGATTAAATGATGATATATTAGAACATATGAAAATATTATTATTGTTATGTATGTTTCTACCCTCTTTGGCGCTGGCGAAGCAAGTAGAAATGAAAGTATATGATTATAAATTAACAAGAGTATTAGATGGTGATACTGTAGGTTTTGAAGCGAAGTTTCTACCCGATCCACTTAAAAAAGAATTACTGATTCGTGTCTATGGTGTTGATACGCCAGAAAAAGGATTTCGTGCTAAATGTGAATCTGAAAACGCTAAAGGTCTAGCCGCATCTGAATTTACAAAGAAAACAATTGCTAACGGCAAGAAAATACAGGTTGCCATATCTGATTGGGATAAGTTTGGTGGACGTGTATTAGGTGATGTACTCATTGATGGCAAATCGTTACGTGTATTATTAATACAAAATGGATACGCACGAGAGTATTATGGTCTTGCAAAAGAATCGTGGTGTAATTAAATGATGATCGCAACTGTATTTACAATACTTACACTGATCACATTCATTTTAGTAATTGGTCTTTGGATATTAATAGTTAAAGATATCATATTATAAAATGGTCGTTCCTGGTTTTAGTATACCCATTGGTTTATATAATATAACAGCTGATGAAATAAACAACGAAACCCTTGTAACCAATCTACGTAATTATAAAAAAATCAATACATCAGAACCATTAGTACATAATGGCATAACAAGTTACTTTGACAATACTGAAACATTGTTAAATGAAACAAACTTTATTTCTACCGGAACAGCATTGCAAAACAAAGTATATGAGTATTGTTCCACAATAGGTATACCAAAAGTAAGTATATCATCATCTTGGTTTAATATCACGCAATTCAATGGTATGATACTTCCACATCGCCACGAACTATCTGTAATCAGTGGAGTCTATTATCCTGTTGTAAATGATAAAACAAGTCCATTAATACTTGAAAATCCATTGAACATATATCGTATGGTAGATTGTAAATATAACGTAGAAAACAACTATACACGAAAAGAAATGATACTACAACCAGAGAATGGTTTACTTGTATTGTTCTCTAGTTATATCAATCATTATACAAAGCCGTGTGACAGTGAAAGAATCACAATAGCATTTGACACGATATACGAAGAAAAAAAATAGTCAAAAAAATTTTACTCACTAAAGATACTACATAAAGCTATATAGATTTGCCCCCACCCACCTTATATAACGAAGTATTATAAGAAGCCGTTATATAATGGATACCGTTATTGAGTCATTATAGTTTACTGCTTGGCTTTTAAATTATATGGCCGGCCGGCTTTAGTTCAGATCAATTGTTGCGCCACTGATGGCCACTGCGCCACCGGCAGTTAAATTCATATTCCCGGCTGCAAATAGATTTAAATTGTTATTGCTATGTATGTTTAGATTTCCATTCGCTGTTACATTCCATTCACCTTTTATGTATATATGGCTATTGTTTTCTGTAATGCTATAGCTGTTATTCTTAGTATATGAGATCACATTGCCATTGCTATCCATTGTGATATATGAGCCAGTGTTTGATCTTAGAGTTACGTGTTCATTGCCGGGTGTGTCGTCAAATGTAAATGTATGGCCGGCTTCTGTTTCATATGTGTTATTGTATGGATAAGATGATATGCCGGGGATGGCT